AAAACTTTTACAAAGATAGAAAAAATATCTAATATATCCAAATTTTTTGGATTAAATGTGAGTCCAAGTTTTTTTCTTAACTATTTCTTCTATATTCCATTTACTCACTTTGAAATTTTTACATATAACAGATGTAGAGAACCCCTTTGAGTAGAGGTCTCTAATCTGTCTTACTTGATCATTTGTGAGTTTTGCACGAGGATGGTTTTCTCCTCGTCTATTATTTATTGTATTCATTTATAGCACTTTCGTATGCCATTGCTGATTGAAGGCCAGTAAATCTTTTTACCTCCTTACCATTTTTTTCAATTACAACCGTAGGAACTGAACGAATTGCATATTTTGAAGCTACTTCAAACTGCTGGTCTACATCTATATTTACAAAATTTACATTTTTAAATTTTGGTTTCATACCTTCCATTATTGGTGCCAACATTTTACAAGGTCCACACCATTTTGCTGAAAATTTCTTTACTTCTATCATTTTTTTTCCTCCTTTTTAATTAATATAAATTAGCCGTCACAACTGAGACAATCTGGATCCATTGCCTTAGTTGCAATATCTCCCCTGAGAACTGATTCAGTTCTCATATAATAAAGTGTTTTTACACCTTGTTTCCATGCTTCCATTGTCACTTGGTTAATCCACTTTGGTTCTGCAATTGCAGGGAATGCTAAGTTTAATGAAACTGATTGGTCAATATATTGTTGTCTAATACCCGCCTGTCTTACTAAATCTAATTGGTTAATTTCTTTAAATGTTTTAAATACATCTTTTACCGGAAATGATTTTTGTAAATCGTGTGGAGGAATTTCATCACATTTTAATACTTTGCCATTACAAAAACACCAATTATCTAATTCTTTAATATCTTGAACCGAACCACCATCTTCTAAAACCTTATCCCAAGTTTCTTTTGTGTTGATTCCAACTTTCTTAAATACTTTTTCTAATTCCGAATTTCTTCGGATAAAAGTTCCTTTTGCAGTTTGTTCCGTAAATACATTAGCTGCCCAAGGTTCAATCCCTGCAGATACATCACCACTCAATTTGGAATTTGATACCGTTGGGGCTATTGCCCGTAAGTGAGTATTTCTAAACCCACTATCTCTACACCAAAGTGGTTCACCATATTCTGATGCCAAATCTCTTGATGCTCTTTCAGATTCTATCTTCAATTGAGAGAAAATCTTACGAGTTTCAAACTGAGCAGGCATTCCTTCAAATGGGATACCTCGTTGTTGTAAATAAGTATGCCATCCTAATACACCTAGTCCTAATGCTCTACCTTTTTCGGCTGAACGAACTGAATTCTCAAATCCTCTTAAACCTTTAGCCTTTTGGATAAACTCTGAAAGAACTCCATCCAAGAACCAAGTTGAGGTATAAATCAAATCAGTATCTTTCCACTCATCGTATTTAGCCAAATTTAATGAAGATAAACAACAAACGAATGAGTGTGATTCATCGGTATGTAAAGTAATTTCAGAACAAATATTGGTCATGAATACTTTCAAACCATTATTTTTATACATATCAGGGTTTGCTTTATTAACATTACCCTTAAACATAATATATGGTTCACCAGTTGCCTTTCTCTTTTGAAGTAATTTACTCCACTTTCTTCTAGCAGTTTCATCACCATCTTGGAGTTTTCTCATAAACTTATCACCTATCAATGCACATTGGTGTAGGTTAAGTGATTGTCTATTTACATCTCCTTTTGGTTCTCTGATTTCCAACCATTGTTCGAAATCTTTATGTTCGATGTTTAGGTTTACTGATGCTGCTCCTCTACGAACCGACCCTTGGTTAGTTGCAAGAATAGTTGAATCGTAAATCTTACAAAACGGAACTACTCCATCAGAGGTTCCATTTCCTGTAATTGGTGCACCAGCAGGTCTGATTTGATTGATACCAATACCAACACCACCCCCATGTTTTGCCAATAACATCAACTCCAAGTTTTTGTTTCCAATATCAAAAATAGAATCGGCAACATCAATACCAAAACAAGATATAGGTAATCCTCTATCGGTTCCTGTATTTGAAAGGACTGGAGTAGCAAGGTTCAACCAACCTTTCCAAATGTAATCAAAAAATTTGGTTGCCATTTGTGGTTTATTTAATCTCTGTGCTACTTTGGTTGAAACTCTCCAATAAGCATCTTTCGGTTTTTCACCAGGAAGTAAATACCCTTTTGAGATTGTCTTCACATAAATCTCGGTATTACCCCATGATGGGAAATCAACATCGAGTTCCCAGCCGAGTTCTTCGCCGTAATTCTTAACTGCCATTTTATTTAATTTTATTATTTAGAATAAATCTGACCAATCTTCACCTTCGTTTGCCTTACTATAATCAGTAGGTCTCATTGCGAAGAAATCGGTATGTGTAACTCCACCTGTAAGGTGATAAAACCAATCCAATTCGGATGCTTTCTCTGCATTAAACTCAAAGTAATCTTCACTACCTTTGGTTGGAGTATATCCCAACTCTGTTAATTTTTCATTAACTCGTTTGGTGATAAATTCTTTTAGGTCATCTTTTTTAAGATTTTCCAAATCACCCATTTCAAAAATTTTATCAATAAATTTGTGTTCCAAATCTCTAATGATTCTAGCAGCCTCATAAATTGCAGGTTTTGCTTCATCCAATAGTTCTGGAAACTCCTCACACATATGACGGAATAATTGACATCCCATCTTTGAGTGAAGTGATTCATCTCTTACACTCCACTTCATTTGCTGGCCAATTCCTTTTAGGAGATTTCTCATTTGGAAAGAATATAGGACAGCAAATGAGGAGTATAGAGCTACACCCTCTGCAAATGCAGAAAATATAGCAAGTGAACGAGCAACTTCAACTCTAGCTGTATGATTAGTTTCCAAATCCTTTGGTGTCCAATCTGCAGTAGTGTTGGTTAGAAGTTCAAATCGTTCTTTCATGACTTCATCGTGCATAAACCCAGCGAAGTCATCTAATCCAAGTGTTTCGTTTAGATATGAATAGGCAACTGAATGGATTGTTTCTTGTGAACCAAAAGCCATTGCCATTTGTTTGATTTCATGTTTTGGAAACCATTTGGTAACCATCCCTGTCCAATAATCACTTACTGCACATTCGGTCTGAGCAAATCCTAAAAGAATGTTTCCAACCAAATGTTTTTCTTCTTTGGTTAGGTTTTCATTCCAATCCTTGACATCCCCCTTCATAGGAATTTCAGTATGTAACCAAAATGCTTGCATTTGTTTTAACCAACCTTCGGTATAGTAATCTGGATATTCAAATGGTTTGAATGCTATTCTTTCTTGAAATAATTTACTCATGGTATATTGGACGATTTTATTTTGTTTCTTCTACTGATACTTTTCTGTATTCGGTTACTAGTTTTTTCAATTCGCCAATAGCTTTTCTAGCTCTTGATTTAGCTGCCTTAGTAGTTCCTGCGTGTTCAGTTTCAAATTGAGTAAATAATTCTTTCATTTGCTCAAACAATTCTTGTGAATTTGCCATAAATAATTTTTTTTTAGTTAAACATTGTTTTTATTACTACCACCTCGTTAGGTAGGTGAGTATAACTATTGTATATATTATAAAATCAATCAGTATTTTTAAAGTTTTTACTAACTAATTTTTGAAATCAAAAAACTCGTTAATTTTTGAATTCTGTTCATATTTTTGAAAATTATGATTAAACACATTCATATTAAAGTCTGGTTTTTTAATTTTCTCATAACCACCAAGTTTTACTCTTTTTTCAAAAAGTAAATCTACCTCTTTTGGATTTTTCAACCCATTGTATTCAACGTATTTTTTCAAAATGTTTTTGGATGATTTTGATAAGGGATAAATATATCTAAACATCAATCCACGAATTCTATCAATTCCTTTGTAATCACAAAAATCGTGTGTTAACCAAAATACTTTTTCTATACCCTTCCACTCTGCGTTTTCTTTACATAATTGTTTAGCACTCCGAGGATGTATTTTTTCACCACTCATCCTATCCATATAAACATCGGTTTTAAAATAACCAATATATCGGAAGTTTGATGCTTGATACACAAAACCACATTTTCCCATAATACCATCGGCGAGAGTGTATATGAATTTAACATCGGTATTTTTTCTAGCCCAATCCAATAGAAGTTTGATAGACTGAGAACCAAAGTTATTTCCATTTTTATCAGGTCTAAAACACATTTTACCTATTTCAAAATAATCGGTAGTAACCATATTATCTTTGTAAAATATCTTTTGAATAGTTTGTAGGGGCTGTGTTCCCCATCCTAATGTAATAACCCCAACCAATTCATTATTATCATAATACCCCAAATACCATTTAGTCAATCTTGGTAAGATTTTACTATAATGATATTGTTGTATAAATGGTATTGCTGTATTTTTATGTATTGGTTTTATTTCCATTTAACCCTTATCCGAAAAACTGATTTACTTTTTCTTCAACTTCTTTTCTCACTTCCACTTTTTTTCCAGTTGGTGTTTTTACTATAATTGGTTTTTTCTTTTCGGACTCAATTCTTGATTTAGCAATCTCAAAGTATTCAGTTTCTCTTTCTATACCGATAAAATCCATCCCTTCTCGTACTGCCGCTTTTCCAGTACTTCCACTTCCCATAAATGGGTCAAGGACTATTCCACCTTTTGGTGTAACTAAACGAATAAGATACGCCATCAAATCAGTTGGTTTTACGGTTGGATGTATGTTCTTAGCTGTTGTTCTACCACTTTCATCATCACCAACCAAAGCAGGGCCTGCATTGGCTCTCATTCCTTGTATTAGTTTATCTTCTAAATGTTCCAACCCTTCATTTCTATCAGTTTTAGAAGTTTTTGGACAATAAAAGAAACGAGATGCACCACCTTCAATTTGTTCATCCAATATCTTACCTGCTTCTTCATCAAATATTATGTTTGCTGGAAATCTACCATTTGGATTGCCTTCAATAAACTTATCACCATTACTCATACTATTATTGTTGAAACCATGTTTTGGTGAAAGTGGGCCATTTCCATCTACTTGAAACCTACCAAGTTCTTCATCAGTTTCAATCCTACAACCATCTATGTTTATTCCACCAGTTCCCCACTCTAATACATTTTCTGCTACCGTTTTTTCACTTATAGGTTTTCTCCCCATTACAATAGGTTCGTGTGCAGGTTTAAGAGCAGTTCCCCAACCTCCCCATTGTTTCGCCTCATCGGTTACAGGTGCAGTAAGTTCATTTACTTTATCAAAATCTTCTCTTAATCCAGCATGTCTTGATGGGCCATTTTCTTTGGTTTTATATGAGTTTAATCCTTTTGTTCCAACAACTTCTCTTTCATCCAATTTTCCAAACTTTTTATCAATTTGTTTAGATATATCCATAGATTTTGGAAACCCACTACCATACACCCACATCATTTGGTCTCTAATCTCAAACCCAGCGTTCTCCACCCCACTTGCCAATCGGTGATACATTCTACTCCCACCAAATGCTAACATATACCCACCTGGTTTTAGAACTCTGTAACATTCCATAGACCATTCGGTTACCCATTTCTCAAATTCAATATTATCAGCAAGGGTAGTCATTTTCATACCTGCTCCTAAACCTTTAACAACTTGTGATTTGGTTTCTTTGGTTGCTTTTACCTTATCCCAATCTTTACCCATAAATGATAATCCATACGGCGGGTCAGTAACAATACTATCCACCGAATTATCATCCAATTCTTTAAGTTTATCTAAACAATCTCCTAGTAACAATTTCATAACTTATCCCATATTCTCAACATACTTCTTGTGAAGTAATTGTTTTGTTTCTAATTGGCCGCTTGCTGCCTCTTTGGTTGCGAGAATACCATCTGGAGTATTTCCTTCATATACTTCAATAAAACCCGTATTAGTATCCATCTTACAAGGGAAAGTAATTCCATCTTGTCCGAATCGGTTTTTCATCACATGGCAACGAGCAGTATTATTTAGTTTATCTTTACTCTTTCTACTCCAACTCATAATAAAATCTGCATTCATTACTTTAGCGTATGAATCTGCGATTTTATCTGCTTCAATAACCTCACTATCAATTGCTGAACGATTGGTCTGAGATGCTGTCCATACAGGAATTCCCAACTCACCACCCATACCACGGAGGTCAATATACACCCCACCTTGTTCGGCGTAAGTAGAATCAGTTTTATTTGAATGTGATAATAACAAATCGGCGTAATCCACAATAATCAGGTCTGGTTTATTACCACTAGCAATCATCTTTTCAATATGTGCTTGTAGTTTTTTAACACTAACACCTTTTGGTGGATAATACTTGATAAGTAATTTACCACGAAGACCTTTAATCTTTTGGTAAACTTCCTCTGTTTTTTCTTTTAACTGAGCAGATGGGATATGGGTAAAAACCGTATCGTATCGTGCACCTACATAGTGTTCGGATAATTCCATTGTATAATGAACTACCGAAAGGCCTTGTCTTACTGCGGATGCACCAAGTGCGGTTAGAATCCAAGTTTTACCAACTCCTGATGGGGCAACTACTACTCCTAGTTCGCCTGGGCCTAATCCACCATCCATCAAATCGTTTATAGGTTTCCAATCAGTTAGAACGGTATCCCTTTTCTCATCAGTTGAGCGTTCAGCAAAATCCACTAGATAATCGTGTCCTAAATCATTTTCAATACCAACCTTCATTGCCTTATCAACCAATTCTTTGATTCTATCATAAGAACCAGCCTTGAGTAAATCAACTGATTGTAGGATTACATTTTTAAGATTTTGGTTTTTACAAAAATCAG